TGTTGAATCTATTAAGACAGATTTAAACAAAGATACAATTAAATTATTAATGAATAGTTTATATACTGAAGCACTTGATATGGAAATACAATGATTGAATTTAAATATATTATATACAAGAACTTTTTAGCCACTGGTGCTAATGAAATACGAATTGATTTGGATAGACATAAATCAACTCTTATTGTAGGACATAATGGCGCGGGTAAATCAACTATATTAGATGCATTATCATTTGTGTTATTCGGTAAGCCACATAGAAGTGTTTCCAAAAACCAATTAATAAATTCGGTCAATGGCAAGAACGCCTTGGTTGAAATTGTATTTGAAACGAGTGGTCATGTCTTTAAAATCATTAGAGGCATTAAGCCTAACATCTTTGAAATCTATCAGGACAATGATCTTATTGATCAGAGCTCTAATATGAGGGATTATCAAAAGTTTTTAGAACAAAACATATTAAAGCTTAATCATAAATCATTCCACCAAATTGTAGTATTAGGCTCAAGCTCTTTCGTTCCCTTTATGCAACTTCCCCCTCAACACAGACGAGAAGTAATTGAAGACTTATTGGATATTAATATCTTTTCTAAGATGAAGGGCATTCTTAAAGAAAGGTCTATGGTTATAAAGGCCGAGATTAAAGACTTAAGTATATTGATTAATTCGGAGAAGGATAAGATAACTTTCCAAAAGAAACACATCGCCACCATTTCAGCTTTAAATACTAAAGCAGAAGCACAGAGTAATGATAGTACGGAAGCTTTACTCTCAGAGAAGAAGTCATATATCAATCAAGGCCTTGAAATAGTTAAACATATTGGTGGTCTTAAATCAGTGGACGAATATAAAGATTTGTTGAATACATCAAATAACACTAAATCCAGTTTAACATTAGACAAAGGTAAAGCCCAAAACGCAATAAAGACGTTAGTTTCCGAAACTAAGTTTTTTGAGGTACACGAAAACTGTCCAACTTGTCAGCAACTTATATCATCTACCCTTAAACTTCAGAAAATAGAAGCAGCAAAAGCAAGGGCAATCGAATTAAATGCCGAGATACAGCTACTTGAAGTTAGCATGGTTGATGTGTGTGATAACATTGCAACACTAAGTAGCAGCGCAGGTGAGTTAAACGATTTAAAAAAGGAATTAGTATCAATACAATCGAATATACAAAAGATTGAGAACACTAGTGTTGATATCAATGTATCGGATCTAACTAATGATTATCAAGAGCTTAAGAAATCAGAAGTGCTTTTGGAAGAGTATAGAGATGAAATGGATGAGTTCAATAAGAAGACATTATATAATGATGCTGCCCACGAAATGCTTAAAGATACAGGTATCAGAACAAAGGTAGTTAAAGAATATCTCCCTGCAATGAATATGTTAATCAACCAATATCTACAAACACTAGACTTCTTTGTATCATTTAATCTTAATGATAACTTTGATGAAGTAATTAGAAGTAGACATAGAGATACATTTGTGTATGCAAACTTCTCTGAAGGTGAGAAACAAAGAATTGACCTCAGCTTATTATTTGCATGGCGTCAAATAGCTAAAATGAAGAACTCAACTAATACAAATCTATTGATTTTAGATGAAACATTTGATTCAAGTTTAGATACAGATGGAGTTGATAACCTAATGAAGATACTTTATTCATTAGATAAGAATACTAATACATTTGTTATATCACACAAGCCTGACTTGTTGGAATCTAAGCTTGATTCTAAGATTACCTTTAATAAGGTTAATAACTTCTCTACGCTTAGCTAGTACTATATCCAGAACCCTCCAGCATACTTAGTATTCAAAAGTATGTATAATATAGTTATACAAAAAACACGCATTATCTAAACTAATTAGGTATCCATAAAGGGATACCTTTTTATATCCCCATTTAGTTTGAAAACTCTTTCATGCTCTGCTCTAGTTATGATATAATGGTACCATACCAAATGAAAAAAGGAAACAACAATATGAACTTTAAATCACAAGAATATTTAGCCAAATTATTAGCCAAAGAAAACTTATCTGTTCAACATGGAAATTATGAAACAGCATCATTCGATGTTGACAATAGAGTTTTAAAATTACCACTATGGGCAGACAAAGGAAAGGATGTTTATGACTTACTTGTAGGACATGAAGTAGGACATGCATTATATACACCTGCAGATGGATGGCACAACTCAGATAAGGAAATCCCAGGTGTTCCAAGATCAATGATTAATATTATTGAAGACATTAGAATTGAGAAGAAAATCCAAAACACATACCCAGGTATTGTAAGAGCTTTTAAAACTGGATATAAGAAATTGTTTGATGCCGATTTATTCGGTACTGTTGGTAAAGACCTTACAACATATAACTTTATGGATAAATTAAATATTCATTCTAAAGGCAGAGGCTATGCTCCAATTGAATTTAATGAAACAGAACAAATGTTTGCTGATATGGCAATGAGTGTTGAAACTTGGGATGATGTATTAAATGCATGTCAAGAAATTAACAACTGGTTAAATTCTAAAGAAGATGAACAAGAAACCGAAGAGGAAGAACAATCAATTGCTGGTGAGTTAAATGATACAGAAGAATTAGATGAGGGTGGAGATGAAACTTCACCTGGTACTGAAATGCCTGATGAAATGGATCCAGAGGAAAGCCAAACTGATAAAGCTCAAAGAGAAAATGAAGGTGATTTATTAGACACAAATGAAGATGGAAAACAACCTACATACTCATCAGGCATCTCAGATGAAAACATTAAGAAATTGGTTGTAACTTACCCAATGCTTAAGGCCTCTAGATTAGATATTCATAATGAAGGATTATATAATCATGAAGACTTACCTGGCTTGTATAAAGAGATGCTGGATGGTGGTGTTGATAAAACAGTTAATTTAATGGCCAAAGAATTTGAACGTAAAAAGGCGGCTTGGGAATATTCAAGAAGTTCTGAAGCTAAAAAAGGTTCTTTGAATGTTAATAAGCTTCACCAATATCAATACTCGGAAGATATTTTCCTCACTGTCCAACAACTGGCCCAAGCTAAATCACACGGCATCTTTATGTTGGTTGATTTCTCTGGTTCAATGGCAGATATTCTTCTGGATGTGATTAAACAAACAATCACTGTTGCAAAGTTTTGTAAAAAGGTTAATATACCTTTTGAGGCTTATTCATTCACCTCTGGGTGGAGTGAAGATAATGATGGTGTTGAGGTAGGTGAAAATGCAATTGAAAATGTTGCGACATTAAAATTGGTTAATATTATCTCATCAAACTTAAAGAAAAATGATTTCAACGAATCACTACAACACCTTTGGGCAGTAGCTATGGCTAGTAAATGGAACACACGAATGGGTTTGCATAACACAACTAGATATGACTCAATGGGTGCCACGCCTTTAGTCCAATCACTAATATGTTGTAAGCCTTTAATTGATAAATTCAAAGCTAAAACTGGGGTTCAAAATATGAATGTCATGATCCTTACTGATGGCATTGCTGATACGATTAGGGTTGAAGGGGCTTGGAAACTTAGAAATGTGGATGATGAAACGATGAAAATCAAATTCGGAAACAAAATGATTGAAGGTAACAGTAGAGAAACTCTTGTTGCTTCTGCGGTTAAAATTCTAGGTGAACTTACCCGGTCTAAAATGCTTGGTTTTTTCCTGTGTGGTAACCTCGGAAGATTTAGCTCTGGATACTATATGGCTGGCCAGGCAAGAAACACAGGCCATGAACATTGGATTAAAACCAAAAAAGAATTTGCCAAAGAAGGTGTAAAATCATATAAAAATGTTAGCGGTTATGATGAATTCTTTATTGTAAAGGTTGGTGACAAAAGCCCTACTGCCGAATTTGAAGTTAATACTAAAGGTGGAGCCGTTGCCGAAATGAAAGATGTAAAACGTGAGTTTAGAAAGTTCAATAGGAATACTAAAAGGTCAAAACTGTTGGCCTCTAAGATCACTGATGCCGTTGCTGCATAGGTATCCATTTGGTGATACAAAAAGGTATCCCTAATTAGATGCAAATTAGTCTCACAAGACACACAAAGTATGATATAATGGTACCATACAAAATAAAAAAATAACAAAATAAAAAAAGGAGTTACAAATGAATAAAAAAATAATCGAACAATTACAAAACACTTACCCAGACAAAACAGAATTTATGCCTTCCCAGGTTATTGATGCTGCTTCAGAAGTTGGTGTTGCCGAAACCGGTATTTACAAACAGATGCAAGATTTACCTAAAGTCCGTAGAGGTGTATATAGCATGGCTGGACTTATGTCAAAACAACTTAACAAAGATGTGGTTCAACAAATTGGTGTATCATCTGTATCTTCAAACGAAGTTTATATCCCTGAACAAGAAAAAACATTTGTTCAGTGGGGAAACTTTTCAGATGTATTAAAAATTGTTAAATCACAAATGTTTTACCCTACATTTATTACTGGTTTATCTGGTAACGGTAAAACGTTTATGGTTGAACAAGCCTGTGCTAAGGCCGGTAGGGAATATGTTAGGGTCCAAATATCTCCTGAGACTGATGAGGATGATCTAATTGGTGGCTTCAGATTGTTGAAAGGTGAAACAGTATTCCAAAAAGGGCCTGTGCTTAAAGCTATGGAAGCTGGGGCTATACTTCTTATTGATGAAATCGATAGAGGTACTAATAAAATTATGTGTCTTCAAGGTGTCTTGGAAGGTAAGCCTGTACTAGTTAAAAAGACTGGTGAGGTTGTTACACCTAAGGCCGGCTTTAATGTACTAGCCACTGCTAACACTAAAGGTAAAGGTTCTGATGATGGCAGATTTACCGCGGCCACACTTCTTGATGAAGCGTTCCTGGAAAGATTTACAATTACAATTGAACAGTCTTACCCTGGGGTCAATACGGAAAAGAAAATTGTTATGAAACATATGGAAAAATTCGAATGTATTGATAAAGAGTTTAATACACTACTTGTTGGCTGGGCAGATACCATCAGAAAAACATTTGAAGATGGTGGCGTTGATGAGATTATCTCAACCAGAAGATTATGTCACATCGTTCAAACATTCTCTATTTTTGGAAAACGTGACAAGGCAATTTCATTATGTGTTAACAGATTTGATGATGACACTAAGGAAGCATTCCTTGATTTATATACTAAGGTTGATGCTACTGTTACAGGCACGGGTGAATACCCATCAACAATATTCTCTGATGATACTAAAACTGAAGAGGATGACACAAGAGTTAATCCATATTAAATAAGTTTTACATCAGGGGTTTACTTTTGGTGTAAAATATGTTATAATATACTATATAGGAAATAAAAAGATGGATAAAATTAATTACAAATATAATGAGGCTAAACTCTTACACGAGTTTATCTCTTATGTAGATACAACTTACGGGGAACACTATGCTAGTGATGATGGTGTTCAGTCAATGGATCTTATTTCAGCGACCGGGAAGGGCCTGGACTTTTGTCTAGGGAATGTTATAAAGTATGGGGCAAGATATGGCAAGAAGGCTGGATCAAATAGAGCCGACATTGTCAAAATTATTCACTATGCTTTATTGGCACTAAATGAACACGATTTAAAACACAACAAGGAGTTAGAAAATGAAACTAAGTAATAATACAATTGAAGCCTTAAGAAGCTTCGCAACCATCAATAGCAATATTGCTTTTGGTGTTGAACCTAAGACACTTCGATCAGTGGCAATCTCTAAAAATCTTATGGCGAAAACTTCAATTGAGGAAGACTTCCCATATAAATTTGGTGTATATGACTTAAATCAATTTTTAAGTTGTGTAACCCTATTTGAAAATCCTGAGTTAACATTCTCTGATACTCAAAAGTTTGTTACTATCTCTGATGGCATATCTTCTATTCAATACTTCTTTTCAGATATTGAAAACTTGGTTACATCAGATAAGGATCTTAAAATGCCTGACACCGAGGTTACATTTACCCTTACTGACACACAGTTAAAGGCAATTAGTAAAGCCTCAGGCGTCATCGCGGGTGATCATATGCTTGTAACAAATAAGGATGGTACGATTTCAGTTACAGTTACAGACACTGAAGACCCAACATCAAATAAATTTAGTTTAGATATTGCTAACTGTGATATCAAAACTGATGAAAACTTTGAATTTATTTTTAACATAAATAGTTTCAAGTTCAAAACTGCATCGGAATATGTTTTTGATATTTCATCGAAAATGATCTCGGCAGTTAAAGCAGGTGACACTCAATATTGGGTAGCCTTAGACAAAAATTCAAAATACGGAGTATAGAATGAGTGAAGTAGAAAACAATGAAGTAGAAGAAGCGGTAGAAGCACCAGTGCCAGGTATTGGTTTACAAGATATCGCGGCGTGTGTACAGATTATTGATATCGTTACTAAACGAGGTGCCTTTGAAGGTTCTGAATTAGCTGATGTTGGTACTGTTCGGAATCGTTTGTCGGCATTCTTAGATGCTAATAAACCACCTGAGACTGAAGAACCTAAAGAAGAAGAAGAAGCTTAGGTCCACCAATTTAAATTATAGGAAATTATATTATGTTAAAGAGTGATATTGAAGATGTGAAAAAAGTGATGAATGATGTTTTGGATTCAATGATTAGAGTTGATGCCGAAAAGGAATTTATGAAAGAAACCATTGATGCCTTGGCTGAGAAACATATGATTGATAAAAAGATCCTTAAAAAGGTTTCAACAATTATGTATAAAGCTAATATGGCAGAGGTACAAGCAGCCAACAATGATGTTGAGGAACTGTATGAAAATTTAAACGCATAGTTGGTTTACTTTTGTTACAAAATATGTTATAATATATACTATACTATGGAGAAATATTAATGAGAAATGACTTCTTGTGGGTCGAAAAAT